GTTGCCTAAACTCATGTATAGACTTTGGTTCAGCGCTATCGGAAATAAGAAAGTCATTGTTCTTATTTTCCTCTTTAATATGTGCTATAGCTTGTGTATTGGATAATCCAACTTTGTATAGTTCATGGAATATATATAATCGTTTTTTCTTGCGCTCATAATGACAGACAACATAAGAAAATGGATCAATAGCATAACCGAAGTCAGCACCACGTTTAATATTCTCAAAGTTCTTTATCTCCTCATCTGTAATACGTTGTATCTTCACATTATCGAACACTTCGCCACCTGTACCTGTTACATTCCCTAAATACTCATGTTCATAAGCTAAAGGTTTTGTTTCTTTTAAGTGATTCGCTTCAATAATGAATTGTTCGCCTAGCCATTCAGTTGGAACAGTTAAGTAATTTGAATGATGAACTAAACGATCATCACGAGTTAATTGCTTTTCAGTATTCACCCAGTTATTTGCAGACTTTGGAGGATTGTATGAATAGAATACAGTAAACTGTGTACCACCACGCATTAATGATTGGTTAATCATCCTTATTTCTTCCATTCCTGCAAACTCATCTAATTCTTCATACCAAATGTACTTAGTGTACCCACGACTAAATTTGATACCTTTAATTCGTTTTGGTTTATCTGCTCCACGGTAAACAATTTTCTGTCCTGTAGGGATATATGTTAAGGATAAAGGTGATACACTCTCTTGCCAGTAATGAGATACATTCAAAGCGTGTATAGCCCATAGTAGTTGTTCATGTACTGACTCCCTTAACGTATCCTTAACCTTCCTTAACACGACAGCATTTGCATTAGGGTCTTTCATCATACCTAATATGATTTCAACACTGATGAATGAAGATTTAGTCGAACCCCTTCCGCCCGAAAACCAGAAGTGAGAATAGTTATTCTGTTTAATCTCTTTATGAATACTTCTAAATGATGGTGCAATTACTTCACTTAGTTTAATCATCTAGATCATCTACTATCGTTACACCAACATTACCACTATGTTTTACATTCTCCACAAAAGCAGCGTTTGTCTTAGCTATATACTCAGAAGCTTTCAAACGGTCTTTCATTTCATTTTCTTTATTTCGTAATACATTAGACCAAAACTCTTTTACTTCTAACATATTCGCTATTCTAGAGTTTCCTAATTGTTCATTACGCTCTCTAATATATTCTATTACCTTAACATTCTTTAACAGGCGACTTGCAGCTGCTTCTGCTACATTCCCCTTAGCTTTATATCCTGCTCGTTGATACGATTCAGAAGCATTACCTGTTTCGATATAATAGTCACAAAATTTCTTTTGCCTTTCTTCTAACATCTATCCCACCTCACACGCTAATCGCTTAAATAAAATTATCTTCGCCCCCACCTGCTTTATGAAGATATATCCCTGTCGCACTAAATGCGACTCACCAAATATAAAAAAAGAGAGTCCCATTCACTGGACTCCCAAAGTCAAAGCTCATATTAAATTGTCATGGTTCAAATAACATAAGTTTCATATCAACGGTAACACTACATAGGGTAACGATACATGATGAACTGTCAGGAAAATCATGTAAGGTAGAAAAAGTATTTTCCGATACTTCTCTACACTATTATTATAACACCTAATAAATGGAAATTCGTAACGAAATAGTAACGAAATTGTATCACTTAAAACAAACAGAATGATTTTGCCACTAATACAATAATATCATTCTTCTCGTTATAGTAATTATTTCTCCTAATGTCGATTTCCTCTATCACTCCATCATCAAAGCGACCATCTAAATACTTGTATTCCCATATTTTCTTTTGAATATCATTTAAACAATCGTATATAATATCTAACTTAGCGATAATTAACTCATTCTTCGCCACTTCTTCACGAATATACTCTTTCTTCAAATACATAGCTTCAATCGTGTTACTCACTTCTCCACCAGATGAACCCTCTCTTAGTTCGTAAGTAGGAGTTAGTTTTAATTCAGGTAATTCCATTTGTAAATTCTTAATCAATGCTTTTACTTTTCTATATGAACTAATGATCTTTTCTGCTTTTCTCCTAATTGGAGTAGTTAATACTACTTCATCATAACTAGTTGTCATAACATTAGATTCCTCCTTTAGCTACATTAACTAAATGTTCGTACCTCTTTTTCATGATGTTTATTTGAGCTTCTACACTGATAAACGCATTTTTCCACCTTAACGCTTCTGCTTCACCTTCTGCTTCTGCCCTTCGCCATTCACTTGCTGCGTATTCTGCCTTATACTCTTTATCCTTTACCGTGCCTTCTGGATCTAATGAGTAAACTGTTGCAATCGTTTCTCTACGTTGCGCTTCACTCATCTTCCAATCTTTCGTAGCTGCTGCCCATAGTCCACCTAATATTTCTAATATCTGACCATAGATAGATAATTTATCCATTAATTGTTTAGGTAGTTCTTCATCAAGTCCGTTCGCTTTCTTATATAACTCTGTTAATTTTTCTGTTTTACTCATCATCTTCACCTAAGAGTAGTTTAGTAATTTCGTAAATTGTATTTTCAGTAGTAATAATCATTTTCCCACCTCGTCATATACAGGCATTGAGATTAATTCAAACCGTCTAACTAGTTGGTTTTCATTTATTTCAACATGACCATTAAACATATCAGAAGGTCTTACCCATGTTTTACCTTGACTATCAATATAAATACACAACTTTTCACCTGTTTCAGTATGTGTTGCTGTACCGACAAAATAATAAATGCCACCTTTATAATGTTTATAGACTCCTAATATCATTATTTCTTCACCACTTTCAAAGTTTCTTCTACTGCATACTCAATTAACACTCGTTCAAATGGTGTTAATGCTGCTACGTTTTCTAAACGATCATGTATATTTTTAATAATTTCTTTCATTTCCATTTACCCAACACACTCCACTTCTACTTCGATTCTAGGATTATCTGAATACCACTTTCTAACAACTAGTTCCACAATTTGCGAATCATCATTCCAAATGATTTTATTACAAGCATCAAGCACGATTTTTGCGTAGTTATCACAATCAGGTTTAGTTACAGGACGTAAATGACCCTCTCTAGCCTTTTCTTTTTTCTTATTACTCCAACTATTAGGTATAGCCTTATAGACATCTAGAGTGACTTTTAAATCATTCTGAAGCAAATGCACATACGCATTGTCTTGTGCGATTAATTTTATATAACTCTTATAATCTCTTGATTTCTTTGGATCATACGCTCGAGCAAATCCACCTTGTGTACTAAAACGTGGTCTACCTTGTGCGACTGGCTCACCATCTATAGTAAACTTCATAGAATCCCCCTTAACTTAAAAACAAACTCTTGCTCTTTTAGTACTGCTATTTCAATCAACGCATATAATGGATCAGTGGGTTTTAAATCATCTTTTCTATTTAAGAGAGCCAAAATTCGGCTCTCGTATTCTTTTATTAATTCTTGTATTTGTTCTTGCATACCGTTCTCCTATTTCGTTCTTGTTTCTAATTGTTCATTATCGGGTAACTTTATTCCAGTATTTGATATATATCTTCAGTTGTTCAATACTTGGCTGTTCTTTAATCATAATAAAATCTCCCCTTACTTCGTATTAGTTGTCTACTGTTCACTAACCTTCCTCATGCTCACCTGATACCCTAACCTTTTCTTCTTGTTAAAGTAATCTAATGCTTTATCAATCTCAAAGTTATAGAATCTATGTTTCTTCTCTCCGTACTGTACCTCGATTAAATCAGTCGCACCTGGTTGCTTCATTATTTTCTCTAGCTCATTTAACTTGATTTCGAATTCGTTGATATCATCTACATTCATTTGAAAACACCTCTCTTATTCGTGTTAACAAAGTTGCTTATGATTCTACTTCCTGCGTATATAATGATTGCCCATACCGATGGTTGACCAAGTCTGATAATTGTAAATAAATAAGGATGTTGATTAGCCCAAACCCACATTTGATTTGACGTTTGTAATAAATCCATCATTCCGAATCACTCCTTAATGTGTATTATTACTAATCACTATATTAAAATTTGAACCAAACTTAATTAGAAGATCCGAAACCTCCATAACGTGTATCTCTCATTACTTCATCATCATTCGTTAGTAGGTATGGCGTGAATATTCCTTGCGCTACTCGCTCATTTTTTTCTAGTACAACTGTTTCTGTACCATTGTTTACTAATGGAAGCCCAAGATTACCATTGTTAGAAGGGTTGTTATAGTATGAACTATCTATAATTCCAGTCCCATTAGCTAAATTAACTTTCTTCTTCACTCCGATTGATGATCTAATATAAATCATTAGCACTTCATTTTCAGGAAAGAAAGCTTTGACATCCGTAAAAACTAATTTACTTTCTCCAGGCTGCAATACTACATCTTCTTTTATTCTTATATCGTATCCACAACTTCCACCATCAGCTCTTTGTGGTAAAACTGTTGCACCATCATATTTTTTATGTTCTTTTGCTACTTCTTCGAAAAAACGCATATTCTCTCTCCCCTCAGATAACACTTTCAAAAAATTTTACATAGTTTTCTACATATTCCCATTTATCTATAAATTCATCATACTTACTTTCTTTATAAACTTTCAAACTCGTAATTGATAACTTATGACTAGGTATTATCAATGTTTTTTCGATTCGATCAACCTCATCAATCACTAAACAAATATATAAATCACAATTAGGTAATGAATTGTGCAAATTAAATGTATGCGCCCTTCTACCGTTATTCAAACCTGGTTTAGAAGCTTTAACATCTACTTTCAAGCAATTATTTACTAATAAATCGTAAATATGTTTTGGAGTTGTGTTATTAACCACATACCCTCTATTTTCAAGCATTCCCTTTATTAAATTTTCGTATTTTTCACCAATTCGAGTTGTAGTAGTTTGATATTGTTGTAGTCCAACTCTATTCGCCCATCCACTAAAATTGTAAGTTTTACAAATAGCAGACGACAAATCCACTCTACCTATAGATTTCAACTCATTAGAGGTAGGCATTCGATCTATACATAATATTTCTTTACATTTGAATATTTCTTCTTTGATTAATTCATCTGACCATTTAGTTCGTTTAGTTTTCATTATTCAACCCCCAATCAAAAAGGGAGATCATCTGGGATTTTTATTTGTTTTTCATCAGAAAATGGATCTTTCTGCTCTTCATTTTGATTCTTCTGACTTCCTGTCGAGTTCTTTGGCTCTAAAAAAGTAACATTATCAGCTACAACCTCAGTTATATATTGTCTACCTTTTGTATCATGTTCATATGTTCTAACTTGAATCCGACCAGTTACACCTACTAAACTACCTTTTTTAGTGAAGTTAGCTGTATTCTCTGCTGCTTTTTTGAAACAAACAATGTTAATAAAGTCAGTTTCATCCTTTTTGAAATTTCTGTTAACAGCAATTGTGAATTTACCGATTGCAGTACCCTCTTTTGAATAAGATAAATCTACATCCTTTGTTAGACGACCTACTAAAGTTACATTGTTTATCATTCTTATTTCCTCCTGGTATAGTTTTCTAGTTTAGTTATGCGAATACGATATAATCAAAGTGATTTGGTTTAGATTCAAAAACTTCCACGACTTGCAGATCTTTTCCATCAATATCTTTAACGGTCTTAATCCGAACGTAGAGTTTCACCTCTTATACCTCCTGTTTTTGCATATACTTTTCAAATTCTTCTTGTGTAGGATCTTTAATTAGTCCTAATTTCCATAAATCATACTTGTCACACCAATAATACTGTCCATACATTCTTTCTAAGTAATTTCGCCACTTCTCAGCATACTCGAAACTTTTATGGCATTTCATATGGTGTTCTTTACATAATGGAATTAGATTTCTAAATACCCCTTTTCCTCCTTGTGACCTAAACCTAGCATGATGAATTTCAATGTATGGATTGCCACACTCTAGGCATACACTTCCATGTTCTTCAATTACCTGGTTATACACTTTCTTGCTAATTGCTGATCTAGTTTTATTTGATGGAATACTTTTTCCTTTGTACACTTCCAGTTTCTTTTTCTTACCTTTTGGATAAGTAGTTTTAGGCGCAGGGTGAAATCCGAAATTCATAAAACCACCTTCAAGGTATCTCTCAAACTTAGATTCTCATTCTCTAACTTCCCGTACTCCTCATTCAATTTGTTGTATTTCTTTTCTAACTTCACATAAGCTAGTTCACTTTTTTCGATAGTGTAATGAAAGTTGTGTTTTAACTTAGCAACTCTATTCTGTTCGATGCCTAAGTCACGTTCTAAAATGCGAATTCGTTCATTCAGTTCTGCAATTACTTCATCTTTTTCCATTAAAGCAACCGTACACTTAAAATGTTGATTCCACTCTTTAACTTGACTCATCCTAACAACTCCCATCGTTTTCTTAGGTTATAAATACTTGATCTATGTGTGTTGAACATCTGTGCAATTTTAGTATTACTTACCCCTTCTGCTTGCAACTCTAAGTATTTTTCTTTTGTCAAAGTGAGTGTAGGGATTTCACCTATTTTTAATCCCCAATTCCTTTTTAATCTAACCAGTGAACAAGTACTTATTTCTTCTATCCTTGCAATCTCTCGATCAGTTACTCCACGCTTTTTATATTCTTTGTATTTTTTTAGAGTTAAAGTGATATGGGGTTCTCTACCCATTCGAAGTAATCCAGGTAACAATTCACCATCTCTACGTAATTTGCTTAATTCTGCTGATAGCTGCTCTAACGTTATTTTGTAATGTTCAGCTATTTGTCGCATATTCAAGCCTTTTTCTCTCATTTCGATATATTCACTAGCTTTAATCTTACCTATGTTATATTTAACTCTTGGTTTACGTGTTTTGCACTTTCTCTCGGCTTCTTCATCCGGTTCGCCTAACAATTTACCTAAACGTTTTAATTCTGCTTCATCTGGATTAGGTGAGTCTAATAAATCAGCAATTCTTAAACGTATAGCTCTTAATTGTTTTTTATCCATCTCATTCACCTACTAACTCAATTAATCTATTTAGATAATCTTGAGCTTTAATCAAATCCTCTTTACCATTCTTTCTTTCAAATCTTGTCACATATTTCAGAATATTGATTCTGTAGAATCCTTTAAGTTCTTCTTTACTTAATTGCAGCTCTGCAAATCGAATTACATCTATACCGTTTACATGATAATGATCTGGTTTAGTTACGTTGTTCATTTGTTTACCCCCTCAATTTCAATTTCTAAATATTCTAGTGCTCTTAAAATACCAAACGCTGTGTTAGGATGTTCTTTACGACAAACGTAATAATACTGTTTCAATCTATCTTCTTTTGTCATTTCAACCTCATACCCATCAACAAGAGCTTTGAAGTAATTTTTAAAATTCCCGTCAGATACTTGGATATAATCGTTAATGACTTTATAACGCTTATCCTTAGTTGAAAAACTAGCTAACCCTGGCACATTGAATAATATTTTCTCTTTCCCCTTTGTTTGGAAATAATGAATTGCATCTGCAACTTCTTTCGGTAATTTAACCATCTTAAACACTCCTATTTTCTTTATTTGTAACTTCCATAAATGTTTCTCTACAACCGAGCAATAAAGCAGCATCTATATACATTTCTGTTTCGTTTTCAAATGTATCAAGTGGTAACGGTATAATTTGATCGTTCATATAAGTCATAGGGCTGAATGTTTTCGCCCCATGTACCCATACATTAACAATTGAACGGTAAACGCTTTTTTCAAGAACATAACCTTTGTATTTCCTGTTATACGCTTCAATTACTACCCAGTCACCAACATTTATCACCAAAATCCCTCCGATTATCTAGGTATTTGATTGTTGAATTTATCAGCTAAACGTTGTAATTCTTCGTTCATTTTGTTTTTAAAACGATCTTGAAGGTAAAAATCTATCTTTGTTACATCATCATTCATATTTAGGACTTGCTTCTCATAAACTAGTAATTGTACAAGGAGGAAACCACAAAAGTAGTTATCCTCTTTGCAGAAATTCAGATATTGTTCAATCTTCATATAACATCTACAAAGCGATTGTTTGCCGATTGGAACTTTAATAAGATTGTTCCTAAATCACCTTGTCTGTTTTTATCAATTAAAAGCTCTGTAATGTGAGTATTTTGATAATTTTGTTCGTGCTTATGATAATAATCTTCGCGGTAGATGAACATTACTACATCAGCAATTTGTTCAATTTCTCCACTATCACGCAGATCCTTTAATGTTGGGCGTTTATCATTTTGACTTTCTACACCTCTACTAAGTTGACATAATAGAACTACAGGAATCTTGTATTCTACTGCCATATCTTTCAATTCCTGGCATATCGCACCGATTTCTAAAGCTCTAGTTTGATAATTACCATTAATTTTTAAATGGCTTAAATGGTCAATGTAGACAACGTGCTTTTTATCTGGATAATTAGTTACTAACCTTCTGACTTTCGCACGAATATCTGCAACATTTTTATCACGATGAAGTGACCATCTTTCGTTCTTTTCTACAGATGATAAGGATTTACCATATTTCTCCCAGTCGATTTCATTGAAGTATTTATTCGGATTCCTCATTTTATTAACTTGAACTCCTGCTTCTAATGCGATCATTCTGTCAATTATTGGTTCTTCACCCATTTCAGCTGTAAAGAAAGTTCCATGCACATCTTTATCTTTTTCCGTTCCTTGCCATAACATATTAAGTGATAAAGCTGTTTTACCCATTGAAGGTCTAGCACCTAATATAATTAAGTCAGTTGCTTGCCAACCATCAGTTGATTTATTAACATTTAAGAATCCTGTGTTTACTCCACTTAATCCAGTTTTAGGTGAGTTTTCATGTTGAAACACTCTATCCCTTACTTTTTCAAAAGTTGTTTTTTCCTTCGTACCCATATCAACATCAATCTGATTTAACTTATCTTGCAATTCTCTTAGATGTGATATTCTGTGAACTTCTTTTGATTGTTCTTTAAATTCTTCCAATAGCTGCAATGATTCTTCTATAGCGGTAAATTGAGTAGTTAAAGTTTCGTAATGTCTAAAGCTATGAATAGATATTACAGACTCATATACCTCTTTTAAATGGCTTTTACCACCCATTCTAAATAAGTCATCACTATTCGATTGTTGCAAACCGATCAAGTCGATTGATTCACCTTTTTCTTTTAACTGGAGCAACTTAATAAATATCTGTTTGTTATGATAATTAAAGTAATGTGACTCTTTTAATTTCGTTTCACTTAATAAGGAAGGTTCTTTTATAAAACACCCTAATGTATAACATTCATTTTCAAATTGAATTTGGTACTTATCCATTAATCACCGATCCCTTTCATTAATGGTCTTTGAAAGTCTGTTTGTACTGGTTTGTTTTTATTATCTTTTCTTTCCCATGAAAGTATTGTTAAATAATCTTCTTTATATTTTTTTCCTGTTGAGCCTTTATAAAGATTTAATTTTTCAATTCTTTCTATTGCTCCAGGTTCTCCGAATTGTTCTATAAGTTTTTCATATTCTTCTTTTTTCATAGAAACAAATTCAGCGTATTTAACTTTCTTTTCTTTAGTTTTATTTACTTTACTTTCCTTTACTTTACTTTGTGTACTTTTGTCGTCATTAACTCTAACTGACTTAGGGTTAATGTCTACATTAACTACTATTAACTTGTATTTTTCTTCGATAGTTACTTCTAATCGTCTAGAAGTAGCTAGTAAGTACCGACTTTGAATACCTTTAGATGTTAAGACTTGATGGGAGTTAAACATATCTTCATTGAACAACCCCCACTTAATACAATCATTAACTACATTCTGAATGGTATTAATGTTTACATTAACTCTACTTGAGAAGACTAATTGTTCTCTTTCTGTCCAGTTATAGTAGTAACCGTTCTTATAAATCTCCATCATTAGCTTTACGAGTATTCCGAAACCTTCCATTCCATATTTAGCGATTATGATAATCACTTTATCGTCTTGATCTATGTCTACATCTAAAGGGAAATAATCCAATCCATCTTTTTTTGGTCTTGCCATTTATTTCACCTTCCGTTTGTGCTATAATCAAAGTACATATAATTTACGAAGCCACTATTCTCAGTAGTGGTCTTTTTTTATGCTTTTTTAATGAACTGAATTGCATTTTCTAACATTTTTTTTGCTTCTACATTAGTTGTGAATTCCTTAGTTACTAATAATTGTTTGATTATCTCTAACTTTTCCATCCGATAACCCCCTACTTTTTAATAACCATCAACTCAGTAATTTCTATATTTAGATAATTACAAAGTTTTTCTAATGTATCTAAATTGATTCCTGCTGCTTTGTTATCTCTTAATCTAGTAAGTGTTCCTCTGGCAATGTTCGTTGCTTCACTCAAAGCAGTTATAGAAGGAATTCGTTTTTCCCACATTAGATCGTCTAAGCGAATTTTGATATTATGTTGAACCTTCTGTGTTTCTTGACTCACTTTTCCACCTCCTTCCAAGTTAACCTAATTGTACCATATCATATGAAAGTTGTCTAGGATATAATACAACTTTTAAAAAAATATTTTATTTTTGGTATTTATCGAGTACAATATGACTATAATGATGTTGAGAGGTGATCGAGATGAAAAAAGTTAGAATTAACCTACACCGTTTAATGGGTGAACGAAAAATTAGAAGTATTAACCAACTTTCGAAAGACACTGGAATTACTCGTACAACGTTAACACGTTTATATAATGAGGAATCAACTCAGTTAGACTTCAATACAATCGGTACGTTATGCGAATACTTCCAATGTGATCTAAGTGAATTATTATTCCTGGAGGAAGAAAAATAAAATCTTCCTCTAAAATTATGTCTAAGGCTTGTCCACTCATAGAGTAAAAAGGAAGCCCTAAAGAAGGGCTAAATCATATCACTCATTTATTGTTAATCATATATGGCTCTAGTTCAGTAGTAATGATATTAGTTGACTGCTCCATATAATCACCCACTTCGCTAATTGCGATTGAACATTCAGTAATACCATTTGCATCTAAATTTCTAACTGCTGAAGGGTAAGTGTTACCTACAAACTCCATACGATCTACTGCTTTTAATAACAAATTGTGTACTTTATTAATTGTTGGGTTAGTTCCTGTATCAATCGCTCTAGCTCTCTCATTTACTGCGTGAATTGCCACACCGACTTTATCAACTGTTTCTAAGTAACTTGGGTTAGTAAGTAAACTAGGATCGTTTGCAGCCATTGTAGATAACTCTGTGATACTATTCATAATAGTGGTCATATCATTTATTACTGGTGTTGTTTGTGTAGTGTAATCCACAATTTCTTTTCGAATTTTATCTTCCTTCGATTCTTGATTAACTTTCACTTCTTTCTTAGGCTCGCTTTTTGTTTGTTCACTACAACCACTTAATAAACTAATCGCTAATAATAAAACTCCCCATTTTTTCATAATTAGCCCCCTCATTCTTTTTTATTTCGCTTAGTATAATGCAGTTTGTGGAGAAGGCTGCACCTTCCAACCTTTTTCAATCAAATCTTTAATGTACAGATCATTGTAAAAGAAGGGCAAGAGTAGCCATGATAAGCCAAATGTTAAAAATGCTAATACGAATGAGATTACAAACCACTTAATATCCCCTCTAATTAGTGGGACAAATACTCCGAAAAATAACATGGTCCACGAAAAACCTTTCTTAACCTCTTTTGTTAAACCAGATGAATGTTTTAATGTAATATGCGCCATTTAATTCTCTCCCTTTTATTTAATTTGTTTGTTGCGCTTTTGTTTCGCAGTGCGACATAGCATTTAGTAAACAAATCTCTCCTTATACCATTCAAAAAAGTTTTCTAAAGCAAATTTAGCTTCGTAATTATCAATATTTTCAGCATTAACAATTCTATTGTTTAGTTCTTCGATTATTTGTTCCTTTGTTTTATTCAACATTTCACGTAAGACAATGGTTTCTTTGTAACGATTATCTAATCTTGTTAACAGTTCTTTGTTTTGAATTTCTAAATTACTAATTAGTTTTTCTTGAGAATTCATTATAAAAATCTCCTTTATTTATGTCGCTATAGTTGTCTACTGCGTAACAGTTTCTTTTGATTGCTCTTGCCACTTCTGTAACTTCTTAATTAACTCACTTGCTTGTGTTTTAGATAAAGTTGTTAGAATGTCATAAGTTATTTCTTCTTCTTTACCTAATGCCTTTTGAAGCACTTCTAACTCCGGTACTTTCTTTACCATACCAATACTTTTCACGATCACTTTTATTAACCCAACTTGTTTAGCGTTTGCTAATTCTTCTTGAGTGTCGTTATTTTGGTTCAATTTCGCATTTGCAACTTCTTCATAACTAGCAACACTCTTTTTGATTTCAAATCCTAATATAGCCAACGCACGACCTACAGCAGATGTTTCACAATTTTCTAATGCAGATGTTTTATTAATGAAAGATGAATTTTCTTTTTCGTATGCCATACCCTCTGCACTTGGTACTGGTGAATTAACATCTTT